TACCGCCAGCCATCATACCTCCAACACCCTGTAAAGCCCCGCCCAGCTTATTGCCGAAGCTGTTCGCAGCTTTGGCCTTGGCCATCGCGATTGCGTTCTTATGCGCGTAGCGGTTCTCGCCTATAGCGTTCTGTGTCCATTGAGCTGGGTTGACATACGACGCGCCAACGCTCATCGGGTTCGCGACAGCTGTGCTACGCACGGTGGACAGGAAAGGATTGAGCGCACCCAACCCGCTTTGCGTCATCTGCATCTGGCTCAACCCGAGGTCGCGTGCCACGAGGTTGCGTCCAGCTTGACTACCACCCATACCACCAGCCATACCCCCTTCGGCAGCTCGGCGCATTATCATCCCTTGGTCTGCCATCGGCAGTTCGCCACGGATCATACTGCCAATCGCACTACCAGCTCCGCCAATCAGCTTGCCATAACCGGGCATAGCTTTCTCCAGATTGGCCATCAGTATGTCTTGGTCAGCTGCGCTGGTCTGTGCAGCCAGCTGCTTTGATTTGTCAAAGCTCGCCAAGTTACTGGAGATTGATGCCTCTTGCTCCTTCGCTTGGTCTACTTTTTTGTACTTGGGAACTTTCGCGCCTTTTTTCATTAGCCCGCCAATAACCCCCATTGCTGCTCCGATTCCTATCATATTGTTATATTACGCTTTCAATTCCCCCACCGCCGTGGGTGTTTAAGTTGGTCATTTGTAAAACTGGAACAACCCCGTCACCCATATGGTTGGCGAGTTGATTCTGTAATGATTCAATTGCCAAATTGCGGTACTCGGTGGCTGCTCCAAAGTCTCTGTTCTCCTCCAGCTTGATTGCGACAGCCATATTCTTTATGGCGTACAGATCGCTAACCATCAGCACGTCCGTGTCGTTGACGGCGTTGATAAAACGCAGCTTGGCTATGACTGTAACGGCGACTTTCTTGTCTTCTCCGTCCTCACAACCAGCCGCCCCGCCGAGGCTGGGGATCAGAGATCGGCGGTAGCTGGGCAAAGTTTCGTCTGGCTCGTAAGTGGCAATGTCAACAAGTGTGGGGGTAGCGGCGGTCAGCTCGTACATCTGGACATTCCCTTCGGTCGTGTCTTTCAGCACGCCTGTGATGCTTTTGAAGCTGGTGCTTGTGTCAGCGTAACCGTTTACGAGCGTCACTATCTCCCCGTCTTGGTATGTGGCCCCAGCTCCGCTTCCGCTTTTTAGCGTCCTCACCCAATTGTCGTTGCTGTCATAGCCTTGAACGGTGATTTTCTTACCAGCGTCAGCTTCGAGGAATGCGTAAATTCTTACCGGCTTACCAGCCCCGCTCATATCTTTATGCGTGGGCGACTCACCCCTATCAAGCAGCTGGTATCCAACATTGTCCTTATTGTCCAGCAGGCCGTAGCCGCTTTCGACAAACTCAAACCAGCCGTTGCGAACTACACCAACATTCTCTGATACAGCTACCGTCTCGATAGTCTCGATCTGGCGGGGCCACGCGATGCACCCGCTGGTCGCGCAGATGTTGAACCGTCCGTATGTTCCCTTCCACTTTCCGCTCTCGACAAGACGCCGTTGCGCCTCGTTGATGTACTCGGTAGTACGGGCGTCGGTGGCGCAAAGATTGAGATGCTTTGCAATGCGTGTCTTTGCTGTGCCGAGATTAACCTTCATTAGACGGTGTAATAAATCCTAGATGTGCGCTTAATAAAGTAGACGCCGTAGTAGGGCGGGAGGTTGGTGAATGATTCTGACGTTTGGCTGGAGCCAGCTGCAATCATTCCGTTGACTGTCTTTGACCCAGATATGAAATGGCCTTCTCCGGCGTTTTGTGCGCCCCCTGTGTTTTTAAGGGGGCTTTCGGTGTATTTAAGATCGTGGGTGTGTGGCGGTAAATTCTTTTCTTCCAGCGTTGTGTCCTTTTCGCCGCCCGTATCTGTTACCGCAGCAGCAAAATCGCCAACACCAACCGGGAACCTCGCAGACATATCTGTGTCTACTGTCCAGAACGGCCCCGCCATATCCTTTGCTGTGCCGCTCTCGCCGCCGTCGTATGTTTCCAGCGCAACCTCTGACCCGACCCACATCTGTCTCACATTACCGCCCGCCGGAATGGAGTGCTTTGAAACCCATTCGCCGTCTACAAAAGAATATAGCCGATCTGGCTTCCCCCCTATTGTCCTTATCCACGGGCGGTCTTGATCGTCCACGGCGGGCGTTGAGTCGCCGTAGTTAAACAAGCTGTAACCACCCGCGACGTAGGCGGTGGTGTTGTTTATGAACGTGTTGTAAAGCTGCTGTATGCTTTCAAAGCACGTCTCGGTCGGGACTGAACCCGCTTGGAGAATTACTTGCTGGTTAGATGCCATATCCTAAAGTTCTTTCTGTGTGTCGTTGCAGCTGCCCGTGATGCTGTAAGTGTACCGCGTGTTCGCGCTCGCACTGGCGCAGCTGATTATTAGTTCTGTGTAAGTAATGTTCATAAATTATACGCAATCGCCCACCGTACCACAGTCACCATACGGCTCTTCCACGATTGGGTAGGCGTGCAGTCTGAAAGTCTTTATTCGTGCGTGGCCAACCCACTCGATGCGTGAGGAGAACTCGTAACCGTTTCGCATTGGCACACCGTTAGTAGCCTCACAATCGTCAGCTGGTTGTGGTAGCCGCATTCTTGATCGGTACTGTGGCTTGTAATTCTTTAGTGTGAGGCACGAACCAGCGACAGGGTTGCACGTCTCCGCTTTCGCGCACTCTGTCCAGCTGTTCCAATCCACCCAAGCTGGGTACTGGTTTGGCTTGTAGCGAATAGTGAAGTCCACCTCGCCACGAAGGTCATCGACCCACATCTCCCCGTACTCAAGCTGCTTCATCTCGAGCGGGTTTTCAAAGCTGTAGCTGGGTGTTTCGATATAGCAACCGATGCGGCTACTGTCCGCGTCCTTTATCCCGTCTTTTGTCAGCTCCCACAGCTGGATGTTGCAGCTGCTATTCAAGTGGAATACGAAACACCGTTCCTCCGCCTTGATCTCGGCGGTAAGTATTTGCAAGAAGTTCAACCCTGTCCAAAGACCCTCCCAAGCTGGCGGCATCTTATCGCCCGTTCCTCCAACGGTGTCAAAGTCAAGTGGGGCAATGCCCCGAAAATACACCCCTTGCGATGTGTTCTGCGGCGTGACCGTTGTGAGCAGGCGGTTATCGAAAAGAACAACGCTGGTGCGCTGCGCTATCTCGTGATCCTTCTCATCGCGCAGTACCGGCCCGATCTCGCGACTCACGGGAATCTGCCCGTACTCCTGCCACTCGCGGCGGCTGGAGATGTAGCTGCGTATTCCGTCTGGCGCACGGTAGAACATATCACCGTTGACCAAAGCGCAGCTGCGGTCGCTGACGGAGCCGTAGTTGATTGCCACGATACGGACTGTGGGATACTCCAGATTCTTCCAGCTGTCGCGGCTGGTCGGCACGTTGACAGCAAACACAGCGCGAGACGTGTGAACCAGCAGCTCGCCTTGTCCGAGGCTTGAGTCTGGCTGGTTCATAAACCGCATTGCCGTGATGTCGCCGGTATCCAGCGGGACAGCGAACGCGCCGCCCTCTGCGATGTAGGTGTTCTCTGTAAATTTAATAACGTCGGTCGGGCCACCAACGATGTCGCCAGCAACAAACTCACGCCCACGCGCTACCCACAACCGACCATTCCCGTAGGCCATCACTTTGCCGGTGGGAACCTCGTCGCCGGACGGGTTGGCTCTGCGGGAGGTTGCGCCGTCAAAGATGATAGCGGCTGACTCACCGTTTTGTATGATGAGATAATGCTCGGCCTGCTGGAAGTAGGACACCTCGATGTCCGATGCGTTCGGATCGTAGATAGTCTCCCCAAGGCTGTTAACACCGTTGGTTGGGGTGATGTCCTGCACCATCCCCGTCTCCGTGTTGATCTTATAGATGTGGCCACCTATGGAGGTGACTAGGTAACTGTTTTTCCCGTGGTTATAGCTGTACGCACCTTGGAACCGATCTGCCTCGAAGGCTGTCTTTATCCTTTCATCCGACTCGTCGATGGTGGCCAGCTCGAACATCGTGGTGGACACCTCGCCTGTGCCAGTTGACCCCGTGTCGCCAACTGCTAAAATCTCAACAAGATGCGTGCCTCCATCTAGGTCAATGTTTGCTTGGCTGGACGAGTTTGTGATTATCCTCAACTCCCCGCCGTTCAAATTGATTGTATAAGTTTTGACCCCACTTTCAACCACTTGCTGGTCGCCAGCTGCGTTTGTTAGATACCAGTCGTTTGAGTTTGCGAAGTTAGAACCGGCTTCCAGTTTGATTGTAACTATATCAAGATTGTTTGGGTTCAACCATTTAATACCAATGCCAGATGCGTACACGTTGGGGCCGGTCGATACCTTATTAGACATATCCAGCACATTGCTGGCAAGTACGCCAACGTCTAACTGATCCGCCATAGCTGACCCTACCGACTCCCAATCATCATATGCTGCGTTAAATGCCGCCTTGTCCGCAGCGGCTATACCCCAGCTTGCAGCGTTAGTCTCGTTGTTCTGGTTGCCATCGACTGCTCCTCCACCGCTGGTTGCACCCCAGCTTGTTGGGGTTGTTCCTGTCGCTGTAAAAACAGTTCCAACATTATTATTAGCTGCCCCAATGTTGGTGACATCAAAGCTTGTGCCGGTTTTTGTGATCTTATATTTCTTACCGACAACAAGCGTTCCGCCGCTAATCAGCTTGAACGATCTGTCGAACTCAAGAGGAATGTTAACGAAGGAGGGGCGCGTCTTTGCGTAGCCGCCGCGCATTGTCACGTTGCCAGCGAAGGAGGCTTGGTTGCGGGCCAGCAAACTAGGCGACCGACCAGCGTCCACCCCGCGTTCCAGCGTAAGGAACCCGTCGCTAATCCGCTGGCGGTCGATTACTGGCATTAGGCGAAGATGGCAAAAGTAAACTCTTTGGTCGTGGCTGTGGCGGGTAACTGAACAGTCATCGCCGACGTGGTAATCGAGGCGACATATAAGCCAACGCCGTTGGCGTCATTTGGTGTCAGTATAGCCTTTGGGAACGATGAGGTTATGCTCGTGGTGAAATTAACCGTAACAACGTGTGTGCTCAACGTAGGCACTCCCGCACAGTTCGTGGGTGTTCCGCTGTAAGCTACAGAGGGACTGCCCGAGGTTGTGTAGATCACACGCCCCATCGCCTCCATATTAACATCGCTGGCAGTGACGGTGGCCCATTGCGGAGCGTTTGACCCCCCTTGCTCAAGCCGCTGCCCTGTGGCTCCCTTTGCCAGCTTAACCCACGCGCTGCCGTTCCAGTAGGCTATGTCTCCAGCTGCCCCGCCTGCGTTAGCTATGCCCGCCAGAGGCAACTGGCCGCTGGTTGTGACAGTGTTAAGCGCGAGTGTGCCGCCAAGATCACTGTACTGGACAGTATCCCACTCTAGCCCAGTTGCGGCGCTGCTGTTCGCCCCGAGGAACTTGTTGTTGGCCCCAACTGACAAGGCGATATTCTGGGTGCTGTAGGTGGCCAGACCTCCTTTAGCGAGTGTTACTAGGCTTGACCCAGACGTGCCGGTCGAGCCGGTATCACCCTTAACTCCAGCGGCGCTGATAGTGTTTGAGGCGGTGACGGTAGTCCCGACAGCCACGTTCGTCGGTGTTGCGTAGAGGTTTTTGACCGTGATTGATGTGGCAGACGCTTTAGCTGTAACCTCAAAATAACCACCACCGCTCACATACAAAGTCTGACCGACAGACATCCAGCTTGAGTCTCCCACCGTGACCGCAACCGTCGAGTTGACGGCTGGCGTTACGAAGTCTGCACTAACCGTTGTGTAGGCGCTTGACCCATTCGTACCGTTTGATCCAGCTGCGCCAGCTGCGCCAGTTGCGCCAGCTACGTTTGTGGTGGAAGTGGCACAAGTTGTTTCGCAGCAGTCGGTGTTTTGATTTAAGGTAATAGCCATCGTTTGACAGTTAGCAAAAGTTGTGAGGTATATCCCCCGTAGGGGGAGTATAGCCTCACTATACCTTCTTATTGTCAAACGGTTTGATTAAGCACAAATATGGCTTGGCGTTTGACGTGCAACTAAACGAGATCGAGTTGGAGTTGTACGCATTCAGAATCAACCACTCGCCGGATCGTGGTGGGCTGGGTGCATTCCGCCACTTTAAGAACGTGGTCGCTCACCTGTGGCCAAAGATGATCTGGAATCCGTGGTTGGAGAAGCAGATCGAGAGCCTCTGCGAGAACCAATGGGTGTGCTGGGCGGGGTGCGGTGCAAGCGGGAAGACCTACGCTGCAAGCCTTTACTCTATGGTTTATTTCCTAGCTGCCCCGCTCCAGACCTCGATCATCCTCACCTCCACCACCGCAAAGATGATACGGAAGAGGGCGTGGCCGGTCATCCAAGACCTTTACCGAACGTGCAAGGGCGGCTACCCCTCACATATGGTGGACAGCAAGACCACTTTGCAGGCGATTCGTGGCGACGATAAGCACGCGATATTCGCCATCCCCGTGCTGGACGGGGCCACCTCGAAGGCGGTTGCCAACATACAAGGCATACGATCCCCGCGAACTATGGTGATTGTAGACGAAGCCACCGACACGCCCGAGGCGGCGTTCGAGGCGTGCTCAAACCTCCAGAAGGGAACCACCGAGTTCAAGTTTCTGGCAATAGGGAACCCACACAGCAAGTTCGACCAGCACGGACGGTTCGCCACCCCAAAGAGCGGGTGGTCGGGTATCAGTATTGAGGATGAGGAGTGGGAGACAGAGCGCGGTGTGTGCCTACGCTTCGACGGGTTGAGGTCGCCTAACGTGCTGGCGGGTAAAACGAAGTACAGCTTCCTCATATCGGACGATCAAGTGAGGCAGGCGCAGAAGTATGACGGCGAGGATAGCCCCAAGTTCTGGAAGTACACGAGAGGGATGTGGTCGCCCGAGGGGGTGTGCAAAACGGTGTTAAGCGAAAACTTGGTCGAGAAGTATAGAGTGATGTTTCCTGCTGTTTTTGTGAAAAAGAGCCACATGATGGCCGGTTTAGACCCTGCTTTTAACGGGGGCGACAGGTGCGTCATCCAGCTGGGACGTTACGGAGACTTTGAAAACGGGAAGATGGGCATATCGCTGGAAAAAAACGAGATCATCCAGATTGACGCGAAAAGCAGCGAGCCGGTTCACTTCCAGATTGCCAGCCGAGTGCAGGCCATCTGTGAGGAGAACAATGTCAAGCCGCAGCACCTAGCCATAGACGCCACCGGCGAGGGAGGAGGGCTGTGCGATATACTGGCCAAGACGTGGAACCCGTCCATCCAGCGGGTGGAGTTCGGGGGGAAAGCCAGCGACCGCCCCGTCAGCCCCGAGGATCACCGCAAGAGCAGCGAGGTGTATGCCAACAAAGTGACCGAGCTTTGGTTCAGCGTGCGCCAATGGGTTATCAATGAGCAGCTGCGTGGAATGCACCACGAGGCGGTGATCGAGTTCTGTGCAAGGGTGTTCGACGATAAAAAACGTATGACAATCATCGAAAGAAAGGTTGATATGAAGGCTCGCACCGGCAAGTCGCCAGACTTTGCGGACGCGATCACGCTGGTAGTGGAGATGGCCCGCAGGCTAGGCGGGTATGCCTCGGCAACACGCCAACGCGGCGGGGTGTCCAGCTGGGATCAGATGGTTAAGGATTGTGACAGTATTTATCACGATACATTCGCTGTAGTGTGAAACAAAAAAGGTTGTCGTGGTCGGTTTATGAAAAGGTTGGCTAGTGCTGGCAAGGGTTTCACCTTGATTGAGTTGCTGGTGGTGATTGCAATTATAGCGATCTTGGCGGCGTTGTTATTGCCGTCGTTAGCGTCAGCGCGTCAGACGGGGTGGCAGGCACAATGCCTTAACAACCACAGGCAGCTAAATTTGGCTATGACCGAGTTCGCTGGCGACCATCACGACAGGTTCACATACGCATCGGCGTGGCACAATGAACCGAGCGCAAGATGGGCTTGGGTGGCAGACTCAATGAGTGGCTCAAGCGCGTGGTCAACTTGGGCGCAAACTGATAGGGCGCTGTTCTGGAGTCCGCTAAAACCCTACACGGGAATGCGGATATTTAGATGCCCCGGTGATAAGTCCACCGTCAAGTGGACGGGCCGGTGGGAGGCAGTTGACCCAGAAGAAAACGACAAGACATTTAATCAGCAACTTCGTCCGCGCAGTTACTCAATGAATATATTCGTTGGTGGCTGGAGCGGCTGGCCTTTCTTGTACGACTCACAATTCAAGACGCATCATCTTTATTCTGACGTTGCCTCTCCAAGCCGGTTGTTCAGTTTCATTGAGATGCCAGCCGCCAGTATTAACTCTGGTAATTTCCGAGTCGTACCACTCACGCCGAGGGGCGACGAGATGTTCTCCCAAGATTGGCCGGGAATTTACCACAATGGGGGCAGCGTAGTTTCGTTTGTCGATAGTCACGTTGAATTTAGGAGATGGCTTGAGGAGGACACCAAGTATATTCCGCTGGGAGCTGGTTCACCAACTTCAATGGATTCCCGAATGGTTTCAAAGGACAACCGCGATCTGGCGTGGTTGCGGGATCGCGCCACGGTGTCTGACCCTAACACGCACGAATGGTTTGCCTTTATGGGGGGTATCGGGAGATACCACCGAGATGGCAATGTGCGCACAGTCGGCGGCAAAAAGTATGTTTCTTGGGCGTGGTTTTGGAACAACAGCTGGTGAGTTGTGGCTGTATTCTAGTGGTGGCAAAGTATGAAAAAGCTGGTTGAAACAAGTGTTGTGCCTCCTAACGGGTACGGCTACGAGCAAGAGGAGACGGGCATCAAGCTGACAGCTAACAACTTTGGCCAGCTGGTGGTGAGGGTGGCTGACCATAGGCGGGCCAACAATCTGCCTATCCCTTTCAACATCGCCGACATTGTTGAGGCCCAAGTCTGCGAGAACAGGCCAGAGCTGTGCGAGGGGTATGTTCCAAAGCCACCGCCGAACCAGAAGCTAACGCTTAATCTGGCTGTGCGCCTCACTCGGACGCTCTTTGCTGCGGGAGGAAAGAGGGTGGAAGATCAAGCCGAAGCCGACCAGCGGGCGGCAATCTGCGCGATGTGTCCCGACAATATCGAGCCGGAGGGGTGTACCGGCTGCGGCAACAGCATCATCAAGAAGACTATCGAGTTTATTGTTGGTGGCAGGAAAACATTGTATGACAGCACCCTTAAATCGTGCAAGCATTGCGGTTGCTTTAACGCGGCACAGGTTTGGTTGCCGCTCGATGCGCTACAAAAGACGATTACTGACAGCGAGAATGAGGCTTTGCCAGATCATTGCTGGAAACGAATATACAAATGAACAACAACTCTCTGCCGCTTGACAACATAGACGAAAGCGGTACGCCACCGAAAGCCAGACTCTCCTCCGCAGAGGCCGTGGTTGATCTGGTGAAAATGCTGGCCCGAGCCGACCAAGACCGTAGCCGCGTGAGGGCGAAGGTGAAAGGGATTGTGGACGGCAACCCGCCGTACAGCTCGGCGCAGCTCAAGCGTACCGGCCAATCGTACCGCACCAATGTCAACTTTAGGGAGGCCGAGGCTTTCTTCGCGATTGCGCTCACCGCCTTTTATGACGTATTCAGCGAAACCCCCACCTACGCCACCGTCAAGACCAACGTCGGGACGGACGCCGAGCGGGTACAGTATAGCCGAGTGTTGACCGAGGAGTTTGACCGGCTACAGAAGAACGACAGAGAGTTTGATTACACGATGCAGCTCTCGCAGCACGAGATGGTGCTGTTCGGGTCTGGGCCGCTGACGTTCGAGAACCCCACCAGCTGGAAAGCCAGAGCGATCAAGTCGGGCGATCTTCTGCTACCAGAGAACACCCGCAGTAACCCGAGCGATTGGGAGGTTGCGGTCGTTCGTCGGCGCTACCAAGCGCACGAGATTTATGCGTACATTCGTGACACGAAGGCAGCCACCACGGTGGGCTGGGACGTGGAGGCGACCCGCAAAGCCATCATCCAGTCGGGGCCGGAAAGCTATCAGCGCCACGGTAACTGGGAGTGGCATCAGCAAAAAATCAGAAACAACGATCTACACTACTCTGCCCAATGCAGCTTGATTAGTGCCGCCCACGTTTATGTGCGGGAATACCCGCAGGCCGACGAGGCGGAGGGAAAGATCAGCTGCTACATTGTGCAAGAGGACGGGAAGGATTTCCTCTACAAGCACGTCGGCAAGTACGACAGCTGGGATCAAGTGATGCACCCGATGTACTACGACAAGGGCGACGGCCAGCATCACAGCGTCAAGGGGTTGGGCGTGAAGATGTACCCCATCATTGAGCTGAAGAACCGGCAGAAGTGTCATATGATTGACGTAGCAGCGACCGCGTCATCTATGCAACTGCAAGCCGAGACGCCCGAGGCGATGCAGAAGGCAAGCGTTGTTCAGATGGGGCCATACTCCATCCTACCAGCCGGTTATCGTGTTGTGCAGAGGCAATTCTCCGGCATTGTGGATGCACCGATGGCGGTGGATCGCGAGCTGGAAGGTGTGATGCAGTCCAACCTCTCGCAGTACAGACAGCGCCTAGACAAGCCGCAAGGGAATCCAAAGACAGCGACCGAAGTTCAAGCAATTGTGCAGCAGGCCAGCGTGTTGGGTAAAACGCAGATCGCCCGATACTACCAACAGCTGGATCACTTTTTTTCCGAGCGATATAGACGGGCGGCGAACCCTAACGTGACGGATGCGGAGGCGGTTGAGTTTCAGAAAAGATGTGTGGGGCGTGGTGTGCCGAAGGAGGCACTCACCAACCTCGACTATGTTCAAGCCTCGCGCAACTACGGCCAAGGGTCGGCATTCCTTCGGATGCAGACAATCTCCGGCCTAATGCAAATAGCTGGACAGCTGCCCGAGTCTGGGCGGGACGCTTTGTTGCGGGACTACATTGCCGCGCTGGCAGGCCAACAGCAAGTGGGCCGCTATATGGTGGGGCCGGAGCAGGATATTTACGCCAAAGACCAAATTGCGGAGGCGAACATTGAGAACGCCGTTATGCAAATGGGAAACCCAGTCATCATTACCGACTCGCACAACCACTCGCTGCACGCCCAAACACATCTAGCAAAAGGTACAGAAATGGCGCAGGCGATCCAGCAGGGGGGCGATCCGGCATCTGCTGCACAGTTTTTCAGTTTGCTGATCCCGCACACCGAGGAGCACCTCGGTATGTTGGGGGCTGACGATTCTCGCAAGGACGAGGTGAAACAGCTGGGCGAGCAGCTGCAAGAGTTGTCTGGTTTCGCCAACGAGGTGGCCAACCAAGTGGCGCAGCAGATGGAGCAGGCTCAAGCCGCGCAGATGGAACAGCAAGCGCAGGCTGAAGCTGGGCCAGCGCCGGAGGAGCAGATGAAGATGGCCTCTATGGAGAGAGACGAGGCTCGCAAGGACGCCGCGCTGCAAGCAGAGATAGGCAGAAGCGAGGCGAAGATGAGGCAAGAGATGGCGCTGGCTGATGCTAAATCAGCCGCCGCTTTGTAAGTTAAGCAACTAGATGACACTAACAGAATGGACTGGCTCGTCTTCCGCAGTAGAGGAGGCGAGGGAGCTTATGGGTGGGGCAACCTTTCAAGCGATGAAAGAGGTGCTACGCGAGGAGTCGCCGATGGTGAGGGTTCCCCTACCGTTCGGCTCGTCGGCCACCGACTACGCCTACGCTCACGGGATGCAAAAGGGATATGAATTTTCGCTGAAGGTTCTGAAGGCAATGGGGCAAAGTACCCCAGAGATGCCGGAAGAGCCGGAGGCGACATTTAGCAGGAGCAATAGCAATGAGTGAAGACACACTAACCGAGGCAAGTCCGGCGGCAGTTAAGGGAAACCCTAGCTTGTTGGCGGAAACGAACGACAACATCACCAGTATGGCAGACGCTTTCAAGGAAGCGATGTCGAGTGATCCAGCCCCCGCTGCCGAGCCAGCTGAACCAGCACCCGCTGCCGACCCACCACCGGCGGAGGATAAGGCAGAGTCCAGATCGTCGAAGGACTTCAAGCTCATCAAGCAAGAGCGCGACGAAGCCCGCAGCCAGATCGAGGAGATACAAGGCAAAGTCTCCGAACTGGAGCTGAAGACTTCTACTACAGAGGAGTACGACAGCCTCAAGACGCAGTTCGACGAGTTGAGTGAGGCGTTGAGTGTCTCCAATCTGGAGCGACACCCAAAGTTTAAGGAACAGTTTACCAAGCCAATCAACGACCAGATCGAGCGTGCGCTGGTGTATGTGCCGGAGGAGCAGCGGTCGGAGATGATTAAGCTCTTAAAGCTGCCAGCTAGCCCGCGCCGTGCGGACGCGCTGGACGAGCTGACGGGCGACTTGCCCGCCTCACGGCAGGCATATCTCCAGAGTGCAATCAGCCGCATTGATGAGATTGCGCACCAACGGGATGAGAAGCTGGAAAGCAGCAAGTCCAGCTACGATCAGCTGGTGGCTGATGAGAAGGCTGGCAGCGAGGCGCAGTCTGCGGAGCGCAACAAAGCGCTGGAGCGTTCGTTTGGCACGATGTTGCGCGAGGCTCAAGAGAATATCCCGATCTACCAGACCCGCGAAGGGGATGAGGAGTGGAACTCTGGGGTCAAGGAGCGCGTCGGCTTGGCGAGGCGAATACTTATGGAGCAGAACAGCTTCGAGGATGCGGCAACTGCCGCCCTATGGGCCGCAAGCGGCGGGGCGCTGGTGGAACAGAACGCTGGACTGGTGGAACACAACCGCCGCCTTCAAGCGGAAGTCAACAAGTTGACAGGCGCAGAGCCAAGCACGGCGGGCATATCCGCAGACGGCAAGCCGAAGGCGGTGGAGAACAGCTCGTTCAGCGATAAAGTGATGGGCGAGCTGCGCGACTTGGGTATCCGAGGCGCAACGCGATAAGGCTTAATTGACGGTAATACGGGGCCGTGGATGGCGGCGTAACCTATTGGTTGCCTCAATCGCTGTCATTAGTTGCACCCCAGCTGGCTGCGTCTACGGGTAAGCCGGTTGCCGTCATTTTTTTTCAACAAACCGTTTGACGAAACCGGGAACTCGTTGCACAACAAAAACGCGCTGTGAGTTAGGCGCATAAATTTAGCTCACTTTTTAGCCTTATAGCGAGTGGCAATCGCACCGGCCCAATCGGGACTGGCCGACCGAACAAGAGGCGTATGCGCCCCCTTCCGTGTGGGAGTGTGGTGTTGCGTCATTAGTTAGAACCCTTTTAAGGAAAGGATTTATTATGGCTTGTTCAAATGTATTTGATGCTTTTGCGATTGCTACCGAAAATCTTTCGGATGAGGTTTTTCGCAATGCTTCTTATCGTTCTGTGTGGCTTAATGCTATTCCTCGCGGAACTTTTGAGACGGGTGTTGGAACCACCAAGACTACGTTCGCTATCGAGAATAGCGAACCAACGGATGACACGGAAACGTGGGCGGCAATCACCAACACCCAAGTGATTGGTGGTTCAGATGGCGGGGCCGGTGGCTCTTGTGCCAGCTCATACACCGATGTGGAAGTGGGCTACACCAGCCGCACTTATAACCCAGAGGAATTTGCCCTTCGCGGGCCAATTATCTGTAAGGATGATCTGATTTACGATCATAACGTGGACACGTTCCTTCGCGCCTATGTGGAGGAAATGACCAAGCGAGCGCAGCGCAGCTGGGAGAAACGCTACGAGAATCTCTATATGAAATTCGCGTCGAAAGTTCCAGCTGGCAACGGCTTGTCGATTGTGGACACAGAAGGAGAGGTTGAGGCGGTTGCCGTAGAGGCGGCCACTTCCACAGTCACGCAGCAGCTGCTTGACCAGCTGGCGGTTGATCTGATTGACCGTGGCGCGACTAACCCAGACAGCAATGGCTGGATTGGTTATGGCGAAGCTGGCCCCGTGTTTCCGCTCTTGATCGGGCTGGAAGCTAGTCAGCAGCTTGCGCTGCACGGCGAACTGCGGAACGACTTCCGTCACGCCGAATCGGGTAAAGGATCAGCTTCCGAGCTGATGAGCAGATTGGGTGCTACGCGGCAGATTAAAAACTTCCGCCACATCCCTAACCTTCGCCCAGCTAGGTTCTCCTATGCATCCGGCAAATACGTTCGCGTACCGCAGTATTTGATGAGTAGTGCCACGAAGGGCAAGAAGGCGGTATTGAACCCCTCTTGGCAGACAGCCGTTTATGAGGCTGCAATCATACTGAACCCATCGGTGTTCACCTCGGAGATTGTTCCGCCGGTAAACTCTGCTGGTGGTGTCAGCTGGAATCCCACCACCTATATGGGTGAGTGGAAATGGGTCACAGGCGGCAGCAAGATTCAAGCTGCGAACGCGGACTGTGAAGACCCGCTGGATAAGCTGGGTCGGCATTATGCCGAGTTCAAGCACGCTGCTAGGCCCGAGTTCCCGAACCACGGGATGACGGTTATATTCAAGCGTGCCTGCGGCCTGACGAATGACATCACGATAAGTGATGTCACCGCCTGCACCGTTTAAGGCGTAGTAGTTTATAGCTGGTGGCTCGCTCCGTTATGCGAGCGGGCTGCCAGTTTTTTTTAATTTAGATAAAGTTGAAGCAGTAGAAAACACTTTATGAACAATCCACAAATATATTCAGACGGAGTAGTTAACTCCATTCAAGACTCCCCCCTCCGCGTACAGAACAAGATACTTGGTGCGCTTAAAAATATGGGTGGGGCGGCAAGCACGATCAGTACAGACGATGTTATTGGCGTCACCGCGACAGCGGGGCAGGCGTTAGCGGCTAATGCGTCTCGAAAATTCCTTACCGTCCAAAACGTCGGAACCTCAAAGGTTTATATTCGGTTTGGGTCGGCCCCAACGATAGGAGCCACGCAGAATTTCTCTTATATTTTAGCGCCAGCGAGCGGGCAAGATGAGGGCGATGGTGGGGTGATGACATTAGAAGGCTACATCGGCTCTGTCTGGGTTGTGTGCGCCGCCGGTAAATCTTCCACAGTTACCGCAACCGACTTCAATTGATATGAGTGTAAAACTTACAAATCTTGGGGGCGCTGGCATCCGCTCTGGCGGCGTAACAGTCGAAAACGAGCCGATCATCAAATCCGATGGTGCTGGCGAGGTGATGCAATGGCAACCGTCTGACGGTGCGGCTGATGGTATTTTCATAGCAGAAGGTGGTTCTGCGGGTGATCCGTTGCGATTGGGTATTGGTGTCGCGTCACCGACAGTACCATTAGATGTAGCTGGTAATGTTAATATTTCAAGTGCTAGTTATGGGTATCAAATTCAAGGAACAAGCGTATTAGGTTATGCGGGTGGCAATGTTGTTGTTGGCGATCTTGGGGGTGGTGTTGCTTTAGAGTATATTGGTGCGTCCAAACTAACCACAACCGCAACGGGAATCACAGTCGGCAATCTGGACATTGGCCACGGTTTAAGTGGCAACGTGGAAAGCACGGCAGTTGGTTACACTGCGCTGGATTCAAATGCAACCCACATAACAACTGGTGCGCTAGGCAATACGGCCTTTGGTAGTAAATGCCTGACTGCGCTTAATGACAATGCGGCTGATTACAACACCGCTGTTGGTATGCAGGCGGGTGATGCAATTGTCGCGGGTGCAAACAATACTTGCGTTGGTACTTGGTCGCTGTCCGCAGCGGCTGGAAGCGACAACACAGCAGTTGGCTACAAAGCACTTGAAGCATTCACCGGCAGCAGCGCAGTTGCCGTGGGTAGTGGTGCAGCAGATTCAGCAGTTGGTAACACTAATCTAGTTGCCATCGGAAAAGGCGCATACGCATCAGCCACATCTGGAAACAACAACACCGCCGTTGGTTGTGTGGCTTTAGGAACAGTTGACGGTGCGGGAAATACCGCAGTTGGTTATGCCACGTTAAGTGCAGACTGCGTATCTGACAACGTAGCCGTTGGCAAACAGGCACTCACAGCATTCACCGGCAGTAGCGCAACAGCCGTGGGTTCTTATGCGCTCAAAGCACTAACAACTGGCGCACATAACACAGCAGTCGGATCGAGTTGTTTAGATGCAACAGATGATGGCGCGAGAAATACTGCGGTTGGTTATGCGGCAATGGGTGAAAATTGTGCGAATGACAACACAGCGGTCGGTAATCTGGCACTCAACGCATTCACCGGCAGCGATGCCACAGCAGTAGGCAGTGGTGCAGCGGATGTTGCCGGTGGTCAGCTAAATTTAACTGCTATCGGCAAAAATGCTTTAGGTGCAGCTACATCTGGAAATGACAACACAGCGGTTGGTGCATCCGCGTTGGCGACAACGATAGACGGTTCGCAAAATACAGCCGTGGGTTATGGCGCATTATCGGGAGATTGTGTATCGGGTAATGTTGCTGTGGGTTATGCCGCACTAAACAACTGCACAAACAGCGAAAACACGGCGGTTGGGATGAATGCTGGTGTAGCTATTACAGGTGGCTCCCAAAACACGGCTGTTGGAAAAGCGTGTTTAGACGCTACTGATGACGGCTTAAGAAATTCGGCATTAGGTTATGCAGCGTTGAGCGCAAACTGCGCGAATGACAACACAGCGATTGGCACATCAGCACTCACCGCATTCACCGGCAGCGATGCCACAGCGGTAGGATCGGGTGCAGCGGATGTAGCTGTCGGCAATACCCATTTAACTGCTATTGGCAAAAACGCGCTGGGCGCAGCCACATCTGGTAATTTCAACACAGCAGTTGGCCATTCGTCTTTGGACGGAACGATTGACGGCGCAACCAACACAGCGGTTGGTGCATATTCGTTGAGCGCAGATTGTGTAAATAACAATGTGGCTGTCGGCTACTATGCGCTTGAAGCATTCACAGGCAGCAACGCAACTGCCGTGGGTAGTGGTGCAGCAGATTCAGCAGTTGGTAACGCCAGCCTAACTGCTGTCGGCAAGGGTGCTTATGCTGCGGCTACAAGCGGCGACCACAATACGGCGATTGGTGCGTTAAGTTTGCTGACAGTTGACGGTGATCGCAATACGACTTGCGGATATGCTGCACTGAACGCTGATTGTGTGAGTGACAATACGGCGATTGGCAATGATGCTTTGCTGTCTTTCACCGGCAGCAACGCCACGGCAGTTGGCAGTCAGGCAGCAGATGCAGCGACGAGTGCGGCTTATCTGACTGCGGTTGGTACAAATGCTTTGGGTGCTTTGACTGACGGTGCTGATAACACCGCCGTGGGTAATAACGCTTTTGCAGCAGTTGTCAGCGGGGGTTACAACACAGGCATGGGCCAAGCTGCTGGATACAGTACAACCGGCAGTAGCAACACATTTATTGGTTCAGCGGCGGGTGTCTACACACTCAGTACAGACGACTGCGTAGCGATTGGCAGAAACGCACTAGGCGGCGTAACTGGCGACAAAGTCACCGGCAACTACAACATTGCCGTGGGGAACTACGCTGGTGATGCAATCACTTCGGGCCAGCAGAACTTGGCCATTGGCCATCTAGCGTTAAGCGCTGTTACGAGTAACAGTTTCAATACGGTTGTTGGCGCATACGCAGGACAGGATGTTACTGGCGCACAAAATGTACTGATTGGCCGACAAGCGGGGTTTGGTGCGGTCGGTATCGGTAATTGTGTAGCTATTGGTTTTGACGCACTCAAAGGCGATGGTTCAACGGCGGTATCTGGCGACTACAACATTGCCATCGGCAGTTACGCGCTGGATGCAACGACTACGGGAACGCAGAATGTTGCCGTTGGATATGGAACCGGGACGGCAATCAATACTGGTGCGTACAATATATTGATTGGCACAAATGCTGGCAATGTTTTAACGGATAATCAAAATAATATTGCCATTGGACACGCCGCAATGGACGCGGCAACTGGCGGCGAAAATGACAATGTTGCTATTGGATTGCACGCACTAGGCACAGAAAACAGCAATGCAGATTATTGCGTAGCCATCGGCAGCTACGCACTCGCGACACAAAACGCCGACGTCAAGAACACCGCCATTGGTGGACTTGCGGGTGATGCGATTACGAGTGGAACTGGCAATACTTTTGTTGGTTATCTGTCGGGAAGCGCGATCTCCACAACACACAACAATACTGCGTTAGGACATACTGCACTCGGTGGTTGTACTGGCGCGTCGAATGTTGCTGTCGGTCACGCAGCCGGTGCTGCCTCAATGACCGGAAGTAACAATACTTTGCTGGGTTATGGTGCTGGCAACGTACTCACAGACGGGCCGGGTAACGTACTCATCGGCAAGTCTGCTGGTGGCGCAATGACCACCGGCGATTACAACATCGCCATTGGGTTTGAAGCTGCTGATGCGCTGGCTGGTGACAGCGACCATAATATTGCGATTGGTTCAGGTGCGCTAGGTGCAGAAGATTTGGCGTCACACAACATTGCTATCGGTCGTTACGCATTGCTGACGCAAAATGACGCAGCAGCTATTAACTTGGCCGTTGGCACAAATGCCGGTCTGTCAGTCACCAGCGGCTCAAAGAACGTGCTGATCGGCCACGAAGCGGGGAGTACGCTTGCGGGAAATAGTAGCTGCACGGCTGTTGGTTACAACGCACTGAAGGATGTAACGGGCGGTAATAATACGGCTGTTGGTGATCGTGCTGCTACGAATGTTCTCGCAGGAATTTATAATACTGCAATGGGTTATGCTGCATTGTA